TTCTGCGCAACAAGGGGCTGCGGCCCAGCTTTTCCTGGAAGGACGTCGAGCCGGAAGAACATGCGGTCGCCTTTGCCGTGGCCAAGGTGGCGGAACTGGACCTGCTGGAGGCGATGCGGGCCGAGGTGCAGCGCGCGCTGGACGAAGGGCTGACCTTCGAGTCCTTCCAGAAAAGCTGGCGCGCCAACCCGCGCCTGGCAGACTGGTGGGGCCGCAAGGCCATGGAAGACCCGCTGACCGGCGCGGTGGTGGAGGCGCAGCTGGGCAGCCCGCGCCGGTTGCGCACGATCTATGACGCCAACCTGCGGTCTGCCCGCGCCGCCGGCCAGTGGGAGCGGATCGAGCGGACGCAAGCCGCGTTCCCGTTCCTGGAATACCGGCTTGGCCCGTCGGAAAAGCACCGCCCGCACCACGAGGACAAGGCGGGCCTGATCCTGCCGGTCGACGACCCGTTCTGGGATGAATGGATGCCGCCGAACGGCTGGGGCTGCAAATGCTGGGTGCGGCAGGTGACGAAAGCCGAGGCCGGGCGGCGCGGGGTTTCGGACGCGCCCGAGGTGCCCGACCGGAAATGGTACAACGAGCGCACCGGCGACACGCAGCTGGTGCCGCAGGGGATCGACCCCGGCTGGCAGCGCAACCCCGGCAAGCTGCGCCGCCAGGCGGCAGAGGGCCTGCTGCGCGACCGGCTGGAGGCGGCCCCCGAGGCGGTGCGGCAGGCGGCGCTGGCGGATATCGCCACAAGCTGGGCCGCCGAGCGCGTGCTGGAAGGTGCATCACCTTCTGCAGTGCCGATCGCGGTTCTGCCGGATGGTCTACCCGAAGCCATCGGGGTCAAGGCGCGCGTAGTTCGGATCACGTCAACCGAGGGCGACAAGTTCGAAGCAAAGAACCGCCGCGTGACGACTGACACGCTGCTGATCCTGTCAGAGGCGCTGCAGAAAGGGTCCGTGCTGATCGAGCGGCGCGCGGGCAGGACGGATATCCTTATCATGTCGGCGGGCAGCCAGCCGTGGCTCTTCGTTCTGAAGGTGATGGTCGAAACGGCTGAAATCTGGGTCAGGACGATTTATCCGCTAAAGCCCGCCAAGCGCAAAACGATCACGACGCGCCCCGGTATTGAGGTTTTCAGGGAATGACGCCCGGATGGTCGGAACCCCATCACGGCACATGACCGGCTGTCCAAATGGCTCGGGCGCATCCTGTGTTTACCCTCTTGCCTGGCAAAGTTCAACGCCGAAGGCACATCCGGGCGACCCCGGCCCGCGCAATGGCCCGAAACCGCGCCGTTAAATACCCTTTAAAGGGCCTTGTCGGGCTGGCCCGGCCCGGCGTAGCCTGACAGCGACCAGGGCCTTCAGCGGCCCGCTGGCGCGATCTTCCCAAACCCGGCCCGACAAGGCCCGTTGCCCCCGAAAGCGTTCAAGGGTGATCGGGTACGACCAGGCGGGCAATCTGCGCAAATGGTGACACATGCTCTTCCCTCTCTGCGGGGCCTTGCGCTCAATTTCGAAGGCGGCACGCTGCCCGACTGGGTGCAGCTGACCCCGGCGGGTCCGGCTATTGTGGGCCGGGACGGGCGCGGCTGGAAAATGTCTGACCCGGCAGCGGTCGCTGCCGCTTACGATGCCACGAAAGAGCCGCAGATCGATCTGGAGCATTCCTCGCAGATCGCCGCACCCATGGGCATGCCTGCCCCGGCTGTGGGATGGATCAAGCAGATTGAAGTTCGCGACAATGCCCTGTGGGGCCGTGTCGAATGGACAGCGGATGGTGCCGCGACCGTCACCTCGCGCGCTTACCGCTACCTGAGCCCGGTGTTCCAGTACGATTACCAGACAGGGGAAATCCTGCAGATCGTCAGCGCCGGGCTCACCAACAATCCCAACCTTGAAATGGCGGCCCTGAACCGCACAACCACGGAGACGACAGACATGGACAAGGCGGTCCTTGACGCCCTCGGCCTTGCGGCCACTTCCACTGCGGCGGATGCCGTGGTGGCGATCAACACGCTGAAAAGCGAAAAGGCCGTGGCGCTGAACCGCGCCGAGGCCCCGGACCCGGAACGGTTCGTCCCCAAAGCCGACCACGTGCTGGCGCTGAACCGGATCACCGCCTTCGAGACCGAGGCCAAGGCCCGGAACGAGGCGGCAATCACGGCAGCCGTCGATGCTGCCGTTGCGGCGGGCAAGGTTGCGCCTGCGTCGAAGGACTATCACCTGGCCGCCTGCCGCCAGGACGGTGGGCTGGAGCGGTTCACGGCGATGGTCGGGGCAGCCCCGGTGATTGCGCCGCCGTCCGCGCTGGACCGTCGCACCCCCGACGCCACCCCCGGCAAGCTGACCGGCGAAGAGCTGGCGATGTGCCGGATGATGGGCACCGACCCGGAAAAATTCGCGGCCGAAAAGGCCGTGCAGGCACAGCTGGCGGCCGAGCGTGCCGTCACGATGAAGCAGGAGTAACCCGAGAATGGCAATCACATCCCCCGCATTGCTGACGAACCTCAACACCTCGCTGCAGGCCGCGTTCAAGGACGGCTACGCCGGCATGCGCGCCGAGGCCTTCTGGGACCAGGTGGCAACCCTTGTGCCCTCGACCGGTGCCTCGAATACCTACGGCTGGCTCGGCGACTTCCCCCGCCTGCGCGAATGGGTTGGCGACCGCGTTGTCAAGGACATGAAGCTGTCCGGCTATGCGATCAGCAACCGGCTGTTCGAATCGACGCTGGGCGTGCAGCGCACCCAGATCGAGGATGACCAGTTCGGCCACTTCGCCCCGATTGCAAAGCACATGGGCCAGGAAGCCGCGCAGCACCCCGACGTGCTGGTGAACGACGCGATCACGGCTGGCGAAAGCACGGTCTGCTATGACGGGCAGTTCTTCTTCGACACCGACCACCCGGTGTTCCCGAACGCGGACGGCACCGGCACCGCCACGACCTGGACGAACTTCACCACCGGGGCTGGCGCGCGCTGGTATCTGATCGACGATTCGAAGGTGCTGAAGCCCCTGATCTTCCAGGAGCGGACGAAGCCCGAGATGGAGATGAAGTTCGATCCCTCCACCTCGGACGCGGCCTTTACCAAGGACCTGTACCAGTGGGGCATCCGGTACCGCTGCGCCGCAGGCTACGGCTTCCCGCAGCTGATCCATTGCGGCCGTACCGCGCTGAACGCCACCAACTTCGAGGCGACGCGCACGATCATGCGCAACCTCAAGGCCGATGGCGGCCGTCCGCTGGGCGTGCGCCCGACCGTGATCATGGTCGGGGCCAGCAACGAGGCGGCGGCAAGGTCTCTGTTCGAAGCCCAGTTCCTGTCCGGCGGGGGGTCCAACCCCAACTTCAACGCCGTCAAGGTGCTGATGAACCCGTGGATGGCCTGATCATGAGCGATCTCGCCATTCTGATCAGATCGATCCCGGCTGACGGGTTTGAAGGCCACTTCCGGCTGGGCCAGTTCTGGCCCCGCACCGGGCGGGTGGTGGCGACCGATGCCTTTTCCGGCGAAGACTGGGCGGTGCTGGAGGCTGATCCCCGCCTGCACATCGGCCCCGCCCCGGACGAGGCGCAGGTCGAGACCGAGGCAAAGGCGCAAAGCCTGAAGGACCAGATCGTGGCGGTCCTGGGCACGCTGGAGCCGGGCGACTTCGAAGCCGATGGCCAGCCCAAGCTGGGCGCGGTCAAGGAGCGGCTGCCCGAGCAGGCCAAAAAGGTCACGGCAAAGCTGGTGGACCAGGTCTGGGCCGGGCTGAAGCCCGCCGCCTGATCATCATCCGCCGGGCCGCACGGAGCGGCCCGGTGTACCGCCCGCTGAATTGAGGCGGGACGGAGCGCGGGGTTCGGGGGTCGCCGCCGCGCTGAGGGATTGACCCCCACGATCATTCAAGGACGCCCGCCATGCCCGCCTACGCCACCCAGGCCGATATCGTGACGCTCTACGGGGCGAACGCCCTGTATGTGGCGGACCACAACCGGGACGGCGTGGCGGACAGCGCGGCGGTCACCCGCGCGCTGCTG